AATATGCACCCTTGCTGTATTATTAAGTTTATCTTTAGCCTTTCTACTCAAACTCATAATGAAATCGGCGTTCATTACTTTAGCGTAAGAATCTGCAATCTTATCTGCTTCAATAACTTCCGAATCAATTGCTGAACGATTAGTTTGTGATGCTGTCCAAATTGGTATTCCTAACTCACCACTCATTCCTCTTAAATCAATATACACACCACCTTGCTCAGCGTATGTACTATCGGATTTATTTGAATGTGATAGTAATAAGTCAGCGTAATCCACAATAACTAAATCGGGCTTATTACCGGCTGCTACCATCTTTTCTAAGTGAGCTTGAATTGTTTTTGAACTTGCTGCTTTAGGTGGGAAGTATTTGATTTTAAGTTTACCTCTAAGTTTCTTTAAGGATGTTAATACTTGCTCTTTCCTATCTACCAATTCATGCGAAGCGATATTAGAAAATACAGTATCGTATCTTAAACCAACATATTCTTGCGATAATTCTAATGAGTAATGTACTACAGTCTTTCCAGCTTTTACAGCTGCTGCTCCTAAAGCACATAATACCCACGTCTTACCAACACCAGATGGTGCAACTACCACTCCTAATTCACCTGGCCCCAAACCACCATTCATCAATTCATTAATACAATCCCAATCAGTTGCTACCGTATCTCTTTTTGTTTCATCATATCTCTTATCGAAATCAATAAGATAATCCATACCCAAATCCGAATCAACACCAACTTTCATTGCTTTATCAACCAAGTCTTTGATTTTATCATAGTTGCCTGATTTCAGTAAATCAATTGATTGTACGATTACATTCTTTAGGTTTTGATTAATACAAAATGATGTGAACTCATCTTTGATATATGCCAAATCAGTATTACCAATTTGATTATATACTTCTTTGAGTTGAGTTACGATTGTTTTTTGGAGAGCTTGATTATCAAGCTTTGAGACTTGAACTTTAAATACATCCAACGAAGGCACCTTATTATATTCTTTATGGTGCGATGCAATTTCTTCCACTATCCACTTATTTGCTTCCGATTCAAAGAACTTCTTATGGATTACATCTGAAAGTGTATCCATCATTCGTTCATCGGTAAGCAAAGCAGATATTACTTTGGTCTGAAACGATTGCCCATATTTTGAAAGTGTATCTTCGCTGTGCATAATTTAATTGGTTTACAAATATACAACAATTCGGTGGTATCACCAAATTATTTTACTATTATATTTGTATAAGTTGATTTTAACCAATCGTTTATGTCTTTCCAGTTTTGAAGAATTTTATACTTCATAGCGGCTTTAATAAATTCCATCTTATCAAACTTTCGGTTTGGTTCAGCGAATCTATCATTTATTTTCAACTTTGTATTTGTATTGATATGTGGTTCTTGCAATTGCATGATTTGTTTGTTTCTTAACACATCATCTTTAGCTGCAAGAATATCTTCATAGATTTTTGCATCTCCTTTTTTATCTTCACATATTTGAAAGAACTCATCAAAAGTTATTTCTCTATCTTCGGATAATTCAGGAAATCTTTTAAGAACTGTCTTTAACCCACAACCTTTTACGCCAGGTACATTATCAGAGTTATCACCATCTAATGTTCTGAATAAAAGGAGATTTTGTGGATATAATCCATATTCCTCTTTTACAATTTCTCTATTGTAAAGTTTCTTTTTAGTTGGTGAGTACACAAATGTTTTCTCATCTACTAATTGTAAAAAATCTTTATCGGTTGAAACAATATAACATTCTTCATCTTCTGCTAATACGTGCTTAGCAATGTGTCCGATTACGTCATCTGCTTCAATACCATCATATATCATTGTTGTAATTGGTAAACTATCTAATAGGTCTACCAACCATACAAATTGTCTTTTCATTGAAAGTTGCTCATCTTCTTGAGACATCATTTCAGGATATTGTCTATTCACCCTAAAACGATTCTTACCTCTATCAGCTTTATAGCCTTCAAATAATTCTTTCCTACCTTTAGAACCACCCTTACCATCAAAGGTTAAGATAACTCTAGTTGGATTGAATTGGCGGATTTGACTTCCGATTGAATTTAATGAACCAATAACTCCACCCGTATGTTCCCCATCCTCATTCATTGTAGGATTGGTAGTCCAACTACGGATGAAGGTATTTAGTCCATCAATGACAAGAACTCTACCATTCCTCACTCTTTGAATGTTGGATTCATGTTCTGTCTCTACTTCGTTAAGTAATTTTTTGTAAAGTTCTTTCATTTGTTTGTAACATTTTAATCACCTATTACTTCTGAGTCTGAAATCAAACTATCAGTATCAAGTGAATCTTTTTTGTATTGTGAGATTGTTGCTTCGCAAATTCTTTTATAAATTTGCTCTTTTACTTCGTTGTTGGTTTCTAATGTTGAAGGAAAATCTTTGGATTGGAATTTAATCACTTCGCCAGAATCAGTATCTACATACTCATACCAAGCTCCACTTTGTTTTACAATACCATTATCCTTCATTATAGATAACCAAGCTCCATAGTTATCAATACCTCTATCAAAGAAAATATCGAAATCGGCGGAACGTAACGGTGGTCCCATCCTATTCTTTACTACTTGACAACGTACTTTGATTCCTACGATTCTCTCATTACCATTCTCCTTCGCCTTAATAGTACCCATACTCTTTAATCTCAAACGAACCGATGCATGGAAAGCGATTGCTTTACCACCCGAAGTTGTCCAAGGGTCAGAGAAAGGCATTGCGTTCATTTTCTGTCTTAGTTGATTTGTGAAAACCAATGTGATTTTCTGTCTACCAATTAAGTTAGTAATCTTACGCATTGCTTTGGAGATAATGATTGCCTTATCAGTAGCGTAACCATCTTTGCCGTAATCAGCTTCCATTTCTTTTTCTGTTGATGCAGCGGCAACGGAATCCACTACAATCGTAACATACTTATCTTTGGATTGTGTTCTTACTTTTTCGATGATTGTTTCGGTGTACTCAAAACATTGTTCAACAGTCTCAGCTGCTACATACAACATCTTAGATACATCAACTCCGATAGCTTCTAAGAACTCTCTACTTACGGCGTTTTCAGTATCAATCAACACAGCGATACCACCTAACTTTTGTGTTTCGGCGAGTAAGTGTGCTGATAATAATGATTTACCACTTTGTTCAAGTCCTGTCACTTCGGCAATTCTACCAACAGGCAAACCCCCATAAGGTCTATTGGAGATGGCAACATCCAACAATGATGCTCCAGTTGAAATCCAACCGTCCACATTTGTAGGTGCTTCATCAGAATCCAAAAAGAATGCTACTCTTTGGTCCTTTGATTGTTTGTTGAGTGATTCAGCAAGCACTGCTGCCAAATCAACTTCTTTAGTTGCTTTTGCCATATTCTTTATAACTTATTTTATGAATTGAAAAGGTCATCAAATGCTGCTGCTACATCATCTAATTTCTTAGCTGGCGCAGGTGCTGCTTTCTTTGATGGAGTTGTATCAAATGGTGCTTCATCTTCATCACTTGCGGTAGAAGAAAGAGTTTCAGCGGATACTGATTTTTCTTCATCGGAAGTTGCTGATGGATTCAACCAACCTTCTAATACGTTCTTCAATTCTGCATAAGTTAATTCAGAATAAAGTTCGGTAATTTCCTTTTGTTCGTTAAGGAATTTGTCCACTTCTGCTTTTGATGCAGCCAATGGGCTTTCTTTTGGTTTAACACGGATTGTTGTTACAGGGTAAGATGTACCACTGTCTTCAGCTGATACTACTTCAACAGTAATATCTCTACCTTCATTTGGGTCAGTAATATCACCATAATCAGGATCTGCCATATAACCAAGAATTTCTTGATATACAGTTTTTCCAAAGCCCCAAAATCTTACGCCTTCACCTTCTTCACCTCTTACCAATACTGGTACGAATGTTCTAAGTTTCGGCTCCATTTTCTTAGCAGCTTTCCAATCTTCCTTATCACCCATTCTTTTAAGTTTGTCAGCAAACTCAACGATAGGGTCAGGTCTGCCAAAACTCATTGGAGATAAGTAAGTTTTGTTGTTGATGTTGTAGTGAAAATAAAGTTCAATAAAAGGATTTTCTTTATTGAATTTGTACGGCACCAATCTGATTGTGTGTTTGCCTGGTGCTGGCTTCCAAAGTTCTACTGAAGTT